TCCATAACCAGCTTATTTAACCGCTAGATCAGTTGATTTTTTGACACATCTATCAAAAAATTTGGCAACAGTAATTTCGTCGGCACCAATGACAGAATCATCGGGAATATACCAAGCATCACGATTAACGCCTCCCCAGAAAGCTAAAAAAACTGGAATACCCTGTATCATCTTATGTTTTTTTAATCCCATATAGAGATCCAAATTATCATCTACATCAATATCCGCGAAAATAATATTACACGGACTTTTTTTAATAAACTCTTGATAAACTGGTGCAATTTTTTTACAAGGACCACACCAATCCGCACCAAATTTAATAATTAAAACATGATCGGTCATTCTTGCTTGTAACATTTTTAAATCATTAATATCGAGTTCAGTAATAACAGTCCTTTGATTAGTTTCAATAGTTGCCATTCTATTAAAACTAATACATTTCTTGTTTTTAAACCATTTCTATTACGATTTTACAAACCGCATGGGTCGCCCATCATTATATACATGTAAATCGCCTAATTTTGTTTTGTTCGCATACGCCCGATCATTGTCTTCTATTATAGCCGGGTCCATTAATAAATCAACTAGCATTGCGGCAGCATCATCGACCGAATAAAGATGCTTAGGATACCCATTCGGCATTTCGGGTGTGCCGAATTCTATATCATATTTTAATTTATTTAACATATTTTTTAATTTTTTATCCATATCTTTATTTGTTTTAGCTGTTTTGGTAATTTTAATAACCCTATCCAATAATATTAAATCATGACTTTTATTATTTCTTTGTGAGCTTATCCAGTAGCTTCTACGATTATAATTATCCGTTAACCAAGAAAACCCACTTCCATAACCACAATTTGGTTCACATTCTTTTATTTTGCATATTTCTTCATATATATCCTTTGAATTAACACCGGTTTCATCGTCTTTAAAATAACTACGTCCGTAATCTATTATTTTTGCAATATATTTGGATTTAAATGAAATTGTTTTACCATAGAAATCATTATAATGAAAATCAATATAACTATCTTTTACTGGTTCATATAAGTTCATATTATCCTGATGTAAATCATAATGTGTATAATTATTTTTAACACTACTGAGAGGAATATATATTTGAAACAATGATTGAATTAAATCTTCTTTCACAAATTTATCATGAGATAACAATGAATTTATTGTTTTGATTCCTTTCAAATGTTGAATAAGAATAGATAAATATTTGGATTGTTTACAACCAACCTTATAATTAATTGTTTTATGTAAGGATAAACCGTTTTTCAAAATATCAGTATTTGTAATTATTTTATTATTTTTCATTTTCATCCAGCTCATTGCATCATTATAAGTATAATAACCATAAGTTTCTAAAAAACATGGAAATTGTTTATTAAGTTTGTTTATATATTGTCCGGCCATATATTCGTATAATAAATTATCAGAGTTAGAATTTATCGATGACTTTAATACTGCATATGCATTGTAACCTCGATGAAGATATGGTATTTCGTTAACAAATCCATTATTCGATGGAACACCGATTCGCTTTATTGGCGATACGACATATTCAAAATTTTTAAATCCGCCGAAATGTTTTTTAATTTCATTCGCATATGTTCCAAACGCAATACAGGCACCTGAATCGGAACACAATGTTTTCAAAAACTCAGCTTTACGCGTATGTTTCGTACGATTCATAAATCGTTGGATAGTTTTCGCCGCTTTAATTCGAGAGTTTTTTTTATTTTTTTTGGTGATGGGCTTAATCTGATTATTTATATTTTTAAGAAAAATATTACATTCATGGTCCATTTTATATTTATTTTTCAAACGACAATATTTACGCGTTTTTCCATTAATAAAATAACATTTATCTATTTCATTACAATCCGTTTGATTTTTTTTCCGGCATTTCGAAAAACATTTTTTGGCCATTAAAATTGTATATATTAGGATATGACAATATTTTCCAATTCATTAATATCAATATGAGGTAGTTCCACATGAGCTTCCCAAAAAAATTTACAAAAAGCCCATAGAAATATATAATTTCCTACATACCACTCTGGGTGTTCTTTTAATAATTTTTTATGCAAATTGTATGGAATTAATCCCATACTTGATGGTGGTAAAACATAGCTCAATTGTGTTAATTGTAATACAGGGTTTTTTGATTTAAGAGGTAAAAATGTATGTTCAAAATATGGTACATGTTTGATTAAATCTGTCAATAAAGGAGGGTAATAATAATTATACACCCATCGCCAATCCACACATCCCGACGAGTAATACTTCATCGTCCATTCAAGACCTTCTAAATAATTTGTACATATTTCTTTTTTACGGTCATCGTCAATCGTTGTATTAAAAAGAACTTTATAATAGCGAGATTCCCAGCCTACCTCATTTGGATTGATATATATTTCATGAGCACGATCTTTTAAAGGTAATAATAAATTTTCATCTTGTTTCTCGTTATTGTGGGTACGGTTATTATTAGATGCCCATTTACTTAATTTTGCACGAGTGGTGTATTCATCTTTGATATAATCTAATTCATTCTTTTCTAAATAACTAATGAATTTTCGCATATTTTTCCATACAATTTCGCGATTTTTTGTTAATGTATCATTCGTACCACCAAATACAACTTTATATGCGTTTATTAAATTGTTAATTCCATTTGTTCGAATATTTAATGCGGGAAAATGAGGCAGGAAATCGTTTCCAAGAAAAAAACATAATAAAATATAATCAAATAAAATGTCATTATTCAATTGAATTTGGTCTATTTCCGTATTTCTGCACGACAATTCATTAATAATCGTTTTCGCAAATAACGGGATGTCTAACATATAATTTTCGTTTGGGTTTAATGTCTTATCAATGTGTTTAATAAATTCAGGGGTTTCCCTATACAAATACATGTTTTCAGATATATGTAAGTGATTTAATGTAAGCATAATAAGATCAGCATCTAATCCATAAATAATTGTTTTTGTGTCCCGATGATAGTCTTTATTATTGCGAATGTATTCATAAATCTTGTGTTCACCTTCACCTGCTTCCTCCGACGTTGATACGATAATTGTTTCTAATCCAAATTCAGAAGGATATGTAAATCGTTTTGTAATATCTTCGCCAAGTTGTTTCATAAAATCAGTTCCAGGTGTAATTGATGCCGTATTCCATTCATTTACAGAATTTTCAAGAAGTGAGTTTTGAAAAGCGGTCATATACCTACGATTACGCTGTTGATTTAATTTAGCCATTGGCGCAACACCGTCAAACGCAATGAGAATACGATTCGTTGGATTAAGATGTTTAATCATTTTAGTTAAACTGTCACAAACATATTTAATAATATTTTTCTCATATACGCGGATATTTTTATCTTTATTAGTTGATGCATTAAATGTTGATCGAAGATGCTGATGTGCCTCATAAATAAATGAATTACAGTCCAAATATAAATTATTAATTTTTGGACTGTCATGTGATAATGGCAATTTTTTAATAATTGCTCGGTGACTGCGAACAATATGCGCAAAATAACTAGGAATACCCATTTTATGTGTTTACTTATATTATGTATTAATTAGTCTTTATATAATATCTACATTTGTATATATATTATATGGATTCGGTAAAACCAACAATTATAAAAAAAATAGATAGATTAAAAAATATTATAAGGAATATAATTAAATCAAATCAACTTTATAAAAAGTTGGGGTTTATAGAAGCAAGTGATTTTAATTCTTGTGTTGTTTATGCCGAAACCATATATAATAAATTAACAAAATTGTTATATTTTATCAATGATAACGAGAGTAATGACACCGCGAATGATAACGACCCAATAATAAATAAATTGCAAGATATTATTGGCGAAATATCAATATTAATTAGTTTATACGGGTGCGATACATTGGATAATCTTGTTTATGTTTGTATTGGTCCTTATTTTAAAATAGAAGAAAAATATAAAGAAAAATATAAATTATTAAATGATTATGTGAAACCATTACGATATACAATTATAGATTGGCGAAGTAAAAAAAAATCTTCAAATGATGATATATTATGTAAAACTGCCGATAATTTTGAATGTTTTGAAATTGAAAATAACACATCACCTTTAGATTTTTATTATCGTATATATGGAATAAAATTTACTATTCATAATATTGAAAAACAACACACAATAACAATATGCGGTATAGTAGACGATAGCATCGTCGGGTTAATCGACAACAGTTTTATCAATGAGCAATTAACTAAACTAAAAACAAATAATGCGCCCAGTGAAATATCTTATGAGAGATTTATGAATTGTATTAATTTAAAAGATATTATGGTTTCTTCGATTCCTGAACTGAAAAATAAATATATTGCATATCAAACTGATTATTCAAAGCTAATAAAAAAACCATTAGCGGAAATTATAAGTGATTTTACAAAAATAGAAATATACGAAAAACGAAATATGCTAATAATGTTATTAATTCATTCACAAGAAAATCAATGTCAATATTTGGCATATTTGTTGTATGATTTATTGTCGAATGATATTAATGGAATCGTAGATACATATGAACAAACTACAATATATGATTCTTTCCCATACTATATAAAAAAGTATTTTCGTGACGAAATGACACAATTAGTAACTTATACAAATAAACTGACAACCGTTAATATAAACAAAATATCATTAGAACAACGAATATGTCTTATGAAAACAACTGACATTGTAAAAGAGAAAGCAATGGTAAAATTGAAAGAGGTTAAAATGAAAAATGAAGATACTGGCTCGAAAGCAATGCAATTTTTAGATGGGTTATTAAAGATACCATTTGAAATTTATAAAGAAGAGCCAGTTCTTAAATTATTACCTGATAATATAATACTTTTTTCAGAACTAGTTAATAAAATACATAATCAATATTTACCGTTTTTTAATCGAGATGATATTCCTTTTCAGGTAAAAAAAAAATATACTAGTATTGAAATACAAAAATACCTGCCTTTATTGAATATAAAATATAGGAGCGTGTTACATGAATGCATTTTTAAAAGAGCCTTATCATTTATAGAAAAATGTAACAAAAATAAAATAATTGAATATTGTGAAAAGCTTAATTGTATTTTAAAGGAAAATACAATAAAAATGGAAATAAAGTATAAGGGAAAAAATATAAAACATATGAAAGAAGATTTTATTAATGCAATTAATAGTATACTAGGTACAAATGAAACAAACAATATAGTAACAAACAATATAGTAACAAACAATATATATGAATTCATAGAAACAATCCAAGAATCAAAACAACTTTATTTGAATGAATATAATAATACATTATTAAATATAGATAAAAACATAGTAAATGTCAATAATTATATATCAGAAGTTTCAAATACACTTGATAACTCAGTGTATGGACATAAAAATGCCAAACGACAAATTGAGCGGATTATTGGTCAATGGATAAATGGAGATAAGACCGGTTATTGTTTTGGTTTTGAAGGACCGCCCGGTGTGGGGAAAACCTCGTTAGCTAAAAAGGGGATTGCGAATTGTTTAATTGATGAAAATGGCGAATCACGCCCTTTTGCATTTATTGCAATGGGTGGTTCAACTAATTCCAGTACACTCGACGGGCATAACTACACTTATGTAGGCTCTTCGTGGGGGCGTATTGTCGATATATTAATGGATACTAAAATAATGAATCCGATTATTTTTATAGATGAATTAGATAAAGTAAGTAAAACCGAAAATGGAAAAGAGATAATTGGTATATTAACACACTTAATTGATCAAACCCAAAATGATACTTTTCAGGATAAATATTTTAACGGTATTAATTTAAATCTCTCCAAAGCATTGTTTATATTTTCGTATAATGATGCTGAGTTAATTGATAAAATTTTGTTGGACCGGATTCATCGTATTAAGTTTGATACGATAAATGTAGAGGATAAACTGGTTATTATGCGAAATTTTATTTTGCCCGAAATTTATAAAAAAATGGGATTGGATGATATGATTGAAATTAGCGATGAGGTGATAGAATACATAATCAATGATTATACTGCCGAGCCTGGTGTCCGC